TAGATTCTTCCACTGGATTTCCGTTTTTAACGGAAATTTCCATATGTTTGTCAAGGACAAAATCCATATGTCCATAATGAGAACTGATCCAATCCATCACCCATTCATGGGCCGATGATTCGGCGACGTGGATAGTATCTTCTACAGATAATTCCACACTTGAGTCACCGAATTCTTTATACAAGGCCTCCCAGATAGGTTTAAGAACTGAGTCTCTAAAAGGGACTAAGTTCATATCCAAGTCGACAGGGACTTTTCTCACAAGATTAATCACATCTGTGTTAAAGTCTACTTTAGCAACATTAGCTAAGAATACCACTTTAAGTGCGTTATTCAAAGATTTGTATGCTTTACTGATGGCTCGATATCCATATCCGAGGATATGACCTTGTTGCAAGAAACTTAAATTGTGAGCTTTACTAAAAGCCACCCATTGGCTTACTGCACCGGGATTCAAACTCAATGATAGATCTCTAAGTGAGAGTGGACTAACATCCACACCTTCGATGAAGGTTCTTTTGGCAAATTCTAATCCTAATCCATTTGGAGATAGGATTGATTTGTTCAGATTGATAGCAACACCTATTTTCGACATTAAGTCGAGATAAGAGTGAGCTACAGGTCCGTCTACTATAACTAAATCATCACCTAATAAGGCGTAATTAGTATAGAGAGTACCTGGTTTTACCCAGCCGATCCGCCAAGCCGACACTTGAACCAGAAAATGGTGTGTCAAGGCCAACATCGCCCAGCTAGATAGAGCTCCCATCGGTTGACCTACCTTATAATAAACTTTTCCAGATAACCCATGTTTTGAGTTATCATATTTTGGATCAGCTTTAAATAAGTAAGGTCTTCCAACCAAAAGTTTTGCCCAGAGGTCCCCGAATCCGGAGACTTGCCAAACTAGGTGGTTTAGCAATTCAGATTGAATTACTAATGGAAGTCTATCAGTAGCCGCAGAAAGGTCTAAAGAATAAAATTCTTTAAAACCTTTGTTCAAAAGTCGGTGAACAGGTCTTAATTGGTTAAAGGTTCCATCCATAGGAATTCGTTTTAAAATAACGAATATCAATTTATGGAGTGGATAAAGTAACCATTGTGAGAAACAATCTACAATGGCGAACACCCTTAATTTACCAGCCGCTTCTTCCTTAAACGACAGTTTACCTAGAGGTAGACCAGGTTTAGTCATGGCGATCAAATGATCGTTCACGATCCAGTTGTCGACTAGATTGTCTAATTCTGGAAAGTAAGCCTGAGCTAAAGACCGGAATGGTCCAATAATATTGGAACCAACTAGGGCCGACATGCTTCTAAACATCACTAATGGATGAGTAGACCACAAATTGTGTTCGTCTACACTGAAGTTAGAAGGTGAAGACTTCAAGATTGTGAAAAACTTAGAGTGTTCTCTTAAGAATTTAAGAGGGTCTAGAAATAACCTATCATCTTTGATAAACACATTTAAGAATTTCACGTAATATCTAGAAGGGATAAATTGTTTTGGATCATCTACACCTGGATTCAGGATAGTAGATAGATTTACTTTATACTTAGGTACTTGTATCACTCTATAAGAATAGAAGATAGTTAAGTAAAATCTAATTAAAAAGTATTTCCCGGGCAGATTATTATTAATAATATGTCTGTGCGGAGCCGCAACAATTCTAGGCATTAAGGAACCTTTCGTTCTGGATATTTTAGCCCCGAAGGGTTTCATATCCCGAACTTTATATCCGCTTGACGCTTGTTGTAGTGAAATTTGTGCAGCTTTTAAATACACAATAAGTCCATAAGCCCCTTGGGTGCTTTGGATGTGTTTTAACTGTTTGTGAATATTCACACATATAGAAAAGAAACTTTTTGATACTCGTCCTCCGACTATGGCTTTAATTTTTCCTAACAAATTAGGAAACGCCATAGAAGGACCAGTTTTTACACTGATCATGTCACTCAGCTGTTGGTAATTGAAGCCCCATTTCGAAAATGAAAATAATTTATTTTTCATGATTAAAGATGGGCGCCAACCATGACAGGGTTAGTTTGTTAGACTACGATGTTAGAAATCGCATCGTCAGATCCTCAGGTCTATTGGACACCAGAAATTAATCTGGGCCGGTTCCGTATGAAA